GCGGTCAGGCGGTAGCCCTGATTTCTTTTTTCGATTTGGAAGCCGGCCCTTTTGATGTCACAGATGGCATGGTGGATATCGACATATTTAGTTGTACGGCACCTGGGGGAGGGGGGCCAGTATTGGTCCATCTCGTCTTTGATTTCGGCCTGGTCCAGAAAATCAGTGCTATTGAGAAGCGAAATCACAAAGGCTACACGGTTCATGCGCAGGCCCATTATCTCGATATAGCGAGGCCGGCGAGAGAATTTTCTGATAGTAAGGTTCATGTCGAGGTCACAGACAAAAAACAGTTTCACGCAAAGACGCAAAGTCGCAAAAAAATATTTAGCCACAGAGGCCACCGAGATCACAAAGTAAGATATTGAATCAAGGCTCGGCGGAGGCGGCCAGCCGTAATATTTCCTGTTTAAGTTTTTCGATTTCATCCTGCATATAGGTCATACGCAGGCCCCAGTTATAGAGCGTATCGGCCCGCAGGCCGAAGATGGCGTCCACACCGTCGGGGCAACGATATAACTTGCCAGGCGTAAGTGCAATCAACCGGCAGGGGTCGGCCAGGGAATCGTCCAGGGTTATTACCATGTCATCCGGCACAAACCAACCGTCCACCTGGTTGCGTGCGAATTGAAAACGCGGCAGGTGCATCATTTGGTCGGGTTTCACGATTAACTTGTCTGTCACATAGAGGCCTGAGCCGCCGGTATAATAATTACACGGGTCCAGCCAAAGCACACTTACATCGTCAAGCCGGTTGGGGTCGGCAACCTGCCGCAGCGGACCGGGAGACTCGTACAGTATGCCGCCGAAAATCACACCTACTAATACCAATAATAACACTGCCGTTAATATCCATTTGTTCATTTCATAATCTCCTAAATTAGTCAATGAGGACCTCGGCATAGCGGAGGTCGCGGGTAAAAAGAATCTGTTTTTGGGTTGCAGGTAAATATACGATCCGGACGATCTCGGGAAAGACGGTCCGGGAGCCGAAAGAGGCGGCCAGGTAAAATTCGCGGCCCGTTATCCGCTCGATACAATCGCCGACGGCGAACTCGGGCTGGTCAGAATCGTCACCCAGCCATAACCTCTCCAGCGTGAAGCGGCCTGAGAAGGCAGCGTCTTCGTTAGCGTTGCGGATGGAGGCGAGGCGGTCGTCGAGGTCGGCGGTTTGGTTGAGGTTCCAAGCGTAAAGTCCGCCGCCAGCAAAGACGGAGGAAGATTGGCGGGACTGGAATTTGTACTGATCGGAAAAATCAAACACGCCGGATTGGGTAAAAGGTGAGCCGGAGCGGTTGGTACGATTGGCTATGCGGGCCAGCCGCTGGTCCATCTGGATGGTGGCGGTGACGCGGACGCGGGTGTGCCACTGGCCATCCTTAAATGAGCGGGAATTGACAATGTCGTCACAGAGACTGGTCCAGTAGTTGAGCTGAAGGCCGTCCAGGTCGCCGCCGGAGATATTACCTTCGGCGATATCGACTAACTCGGCCAGATTGGGCTCATCAATATAGATGCCGGCCTCGGCGCTGAGAGAGCTTATGGTGCAGGGTATTACCTGGAAGGTGGCACCGGAGTCAAAACTGAATTCAACCTTGATATCGACGGGATTTAACGAGTCGTTACCGAGCGTTAACGGGGAGGTTAAAGCGCGTTTGAAGGGGCCGTAAAGAAGATAACCATACTGGGGATCCAACAGATAATCGTTGGCAATGACCGTGAGGAAATCATACGGGGCGCCGCGATTATAGGTGTCGCCGTTAGTATAGGTGCCGATCTCGTTGAGGGCCCATTTGCGACCGACGTCAAGCAGGAAAGCGCTTCCACGCGGGTGATAATATTTGAAGTAATCCTTAGAATTTTTGTTGGTGATCTTCTGCAAGTCAGCTTCCGTGAAAAAGAGGTTCTCATTATTGTCGCCGGAGGTGTCGGGGGTAAGGTCGCTATCGAGCCAGGCGGGGACCAGGTTGAAGGTACACTCGAAAGAGTGGACAGAGCCCAGGCCGATGGGGGCGTTGTTGGCGGCGGAGATATCGTCGGCCATCTCACCCTGCTGGATTATTTTGGCGCCGGAGGATACGGCGTCAGAAACTTGCTCGCCGACGGCCGGGGTGTGCAGGGCATGCAGGATAGTGTTGCTGGTAACGCTCTGATCGTTGACCGTGACCGTATCACCTCGATTGTAGGTGGTGGCAGAGCCTACCTTATAAAAAACCAGGTAAGGGTTACCATCGGGATCGTAGTCTTCCCGGAAGGAAAAGCCGATCTGGGCGGCAATATATTCGGCGGCCTGGATGATATTAAGACCTTCGACGGATGTGCGGCCCAGGTACTTTTGCCAGTCGGGGTGGTCCAGGCCGGCCAGTTGCAGCGGATCTGTGATAGGAAAATAATCGTAGGCCCGGTTAAAAAGAGGCGAGAGCACATAGCGGAGCATCAGGGAGGCGGTCCAGTAGCTGGGGGCGGCGTCGGGCAGATCCGGGTCTATGAAGCAAGGGGTATAGCATGACACTTCGTCCTGCTGGTCGGTTTCTTCGGATAAAACAACCTTGACCAAAGTGGGATCGCAGTTGGCCCGGCCGTCGTAGTTGAAGATGAGGCGGCGGCCGGAAAAAGAGGTATATTGATCGACAAATGCCTCCTGCAGGGGGGTGCCCCAGTTGTTATAATTGTCAGGCGAGCGAGCGATGATACCGGTTAGGGGAGAGGTGGCGGCAAGAAGCCAGCGATGGTCGAGGCATAGGATTTGATTCTTCTCGAAGGCGCCGCCTTTTTCGGTGCCACCGGAGAAACTTCTGATCTGGCGAATAAAAAATCCTGAAAAGATACAGGTGCGCAGCGACTCGGGCTCGGCGGTGGTGATCCGGATACGATAGCCAAAGCGCAGGCCGTGATCGCCGTCCCAGCGGAGATCGGGGAAAGAGATGATGGCCCGATTGGGCTGGGAGCCGGGGTTAATCTCGATCCGTTCAACCTGGGCGGCGAAGACGGGTTGCCATTCGGACTCGTAGCGGGGCGGGATGCCGCGAGCGGGGCGAACCTCGACTAAAAGCAACTGAGCCTGGCGAGAGACTGATTGGCGGTCATAGATGGTCAAAGATAAATACTCCGTCCGGTCATGGTAAAATCAACGTAACAGTATCCGCCTTTGCACCAGTGAAAGGCCTTACCTTGAGAGTCGCGGATTAGGTCCATCCGGTCCCAGACAACATCGAGCCAGGTGGTGCCGGCGTAGTAATAGTCGGCGGCATCGAGGTCACAATAAGCGGCGATGGTGTCAACAATAACCTGCAAGGCGGCTCGGGCAGTGGCATAGTCAGCGCCGGAAGCGGTGAGCCGGCCGGCTATAATCAAAGGCTGGCCGCGCGTGCCCAGCCACATGGCGGTTAGGCCGTAAGCTGCAGGGAAGCCGGTGTACTGCCGGCTCACGCGGGCGGGTTGGGCTACCACGCGGATTTCGGTGCCGAAGATGTCAGTTATGTTTTGGGTCATAGGTAATTAATCTGTGAAACCATTTCCTTGCTCGCCGGTCTGACTGTAACGGGGAGAGACCGGCTGGCCGGGCCGGGCATAATTAAAGTTGGTGCTCTGATCGATGGTGACGGAGGGCTGGGCTTGCTGTAAAAATTGTTCGGCTGCATAGCCGAGATCTTTACCAAGTCCTTCACCCATAAAACCCCTAAACGGATTTTCGATTATACTAGACATTGCAGATCGCTTCTCGCGAATTTTGTCGAGGTAGTGCATAGCGCGATTGTAATCTTCAACACTAGTGATCTCGCCGGATTTTAAGAGGCGTAAGATATCATTTTCCAGACCGCCAAGGGCCATATAGGTAGGCTCAAACTTTTCGGGGACCCAGAATTCATCTTGACCTTTAGCCGCCAAGGTTTCATAGTTACTCTTGGCGGTAGCGAATCTTCTTTGCCAGGCGGCGAAGGCGGGGCCGGCCTTTACGCGACCGGCGGCGCGGTTGGCCTGGGCGGTGCGCTCCTTGCCGACGGCAGAATCCATATAGGCGCGGACACCGGAGATTTCACCGGCCGGGGAGGCGGCGGTTACCTGAGAGATAGTAGATTCCAGAGTTGTGCCTGCCTCTGCGGATACCAGCTTGGCTACTACAGTGGTAAGCTCGGCCGGGAAACCGGCCTCGACCAACTTTGAGACACGCTCGGCAGCGGGCAGGCTGCGGGTATATTGCAGCAGGGTCATCGCCCTTTGGTCCATAGATAGATCGGACCATTTAACGCCGAGGGCCTTTTCAATATTTTTGATCGGCTTAGCGTAGGCTCCGCCGGAAAGGCGGGTTAATTGTTCCAGGGCGGTGCCGGCCTGGGCTTCGGAGCCTATCTGGGAGCGGGCGGCGGAAAAAAGGCCAAAGGCCATCTCACGCGAGCCGCCCAGGCCCATATAGGAGACACCTCCTTGCATAAGGCCAGACATAAACTGGCCAGCGGTCTTGGATTTACTAGCGGTGTAGGCGGAGTGGAGCTGCGCGAAAAAGGTTTGATAACCTTCCGCCGTGGCAGGCACGCCGGCGGTCTTGGCAAACTCAAAGGCCTGGGCCACCTCCTCGCCGGTAAATTGGCCGGTGCCGACGAAGGGGGCGACATCCTTGAGCATACCCATGATCTGAGGGTTTTTGATGCCGCCCTGGTCGGCCAGGGCGATATCGGCCGAGACCATCATCTGGTAGGCGGTGTCAGGTGAAGATAAGGCACCGGCGGCCTGGAGGGCGAGGATCTTTTGGCTCCAGGCCTGCTGCTGGCCGGCGGTCTTGGTTTGGTATTCGAGGGCCTGGCCCATTTGGTTGATGCTTAATGATTCCTGGTAGATATTCTTCTGCAGTTGATGCATCCGCTCGAGCCGGGAGATCAGGCCGTCGATGATCCTTTGGATACCCTCCATACCCAGCCAGGCGGCGACAAAGCCTAAAATTTGAGATTTGAGGGAGCCGAGGATGCGACCGAGGGAAGATGTTTTTTTCTCCAAAGGGCCAAAGCCATCAGCGCCCCGGCGGCCGGCCTGGGAAGTGTCATCGCCAAGTTTTTTGGCGGCGCCGCCGAGCTGGTTGAACTTTTCCTTGGCCTCATCGGCGCCGGGGGTTTTGAGATGGATATTTACGTTGGTCAACAGCGAAAAATCCTAAACACTAATTTCTAAACTCTAAACAAATTCAAATTTCCAAAAATCAAAAAAACTTCGCCGAGAAAATAGTCACGCGGCGTCCTCGATGGTCAGGATCTTGTCATCGCCAGACAGCGTTAGGGGAGTACCGGGGTCGTTGTTGATCTCGAACGCAAGAGACTGATCGTTAAAGGGTTGGTTTACATCTTCATTTTCATCGGCGGAGCCGAAGTCGCAGCGGGCGATAGTAATGTCTTTACTGGTGGCGCCGGCGGATTGGACGACCCGCAAGACTAAATCGCCGGGTGTAGCGGCGAGTAATTTCTGGGCCAGGATAGTGGCGGTGCTGATAGTGAAATCTTCAAAGGTAATGGAGCCGGAGCAGGTCATATTCTCCTCTTCGGCGTCAACGCAGGTGTAACCGAGGTCGGCATCGTTGCAGGCCTTGGCCACAGGCATGGTGATACCGAAATTTAAAGCCTTGACGTGATAGATAGTCAAAGATCCGCCGTGGGTGGTTGAGACGACCCGCCAGCCGCCCCGGGCGGCGGTCAGGTAGGTCGGGGCCGCCTGGTCATCGAGCGGAACCAACATGTCGGCGAAGCCCTTGGTCTCATCAGCGGCCTTACACTCAAATGAGAAGGTGCAGGTGATATAGCCACCCTGATTGACTTGGAAGCTGCAGGCGTAGATGACCGGGTTGGTAATAGTGTATTTTATATAACCGGTCGCGGCGGCTGCGCCACTTTTACGCTGCCAGCAGACATAGGTGCCGAGAGTGCCGGTCAAGAGATCAATCACATGGACCCAGTCCTGGGTAACGACGGTACCCCGGCAGAACTGGCAGTCGCTATCAATGACGGAGAGGGCCAGGCCGTCAGGTGCGGATTTGATCCGGTTCTCGTATCCATAGCTGATCCGGGCCGACATAGCCCCGCCCACATCGACGCCGTTGATAGTTACGGCGTAAAGTTTCTTTTTGCGTTTATTTACGGTTGCCATATTAATAACTCCTAAGATACGGGCAGATAGTTAGCTGAGAAAAATAGCTGCATCCCGAAACGCTTCGGGTGGTTCACGTTTTGTAGTTCGCTGATGAAATAAAACTCATCACAGGTAAAGCCGTCGCCGGGATGTTGACCTTCAAAAAGGTTGATGACTAGAGTGTGAATTAAGGAGATGCCCGGGTGATTGGCATCGCCGATGCGGGCGATGCCGGCGGCTTTAGAGGTCTGGCCGATGGCAACGGTGATGGTGATCTTGCGGTTGAGATCGTAGCCGCCGGCCCGTTCGGGGCCGGTAGGTGAAAATGCCACAAAGGCATAGGGGGCGAACTGGTCGAAGGACTCGACGCCGCCGGCATCGAGGCCGATCTGGCCGCGCCAGTGGTCAACGGTCTTAAAGACCTTTTTGCCGTCATGCTCAAGAGCGGTAAGTTGCTCGACGAACCAGGCCTCGAGGCGGGCCAACATGCCGGAGTCAGTTGCCATAAATATTCCTTGCCACAGAGGTCACCGAGAACACAGAGAAATTATTCTTCAGTTTAATCATTTACACCTTCAACCTGGTTGATTTCGGATTGGATCTGGTCGTTGATATCATCCACCGAGGCCATGACGCCGTCATAGAGAGCACCGGTGCCCTGAATAAAGACACTCTTGACTAATACAAACAAAGGACGGAAGCGGCCGCGTCCCGTCGTGCCCCGGCGATAGCCGAGCAGTAAGTTGCCGACCTTGCTCTTTATGGTAAAGAGCTCCTTGCCGGAAGATTCGGCGGCCCGGGCAGTGGGATAGCGGGCCGAGCCGGTAGGGGTCAGGTTTTCGCCGATGGGAATAGTTAAGGCCTTAGCCTTCTTGGGTCGGATGGTTTTTTCTTCATCTGATAGCAGCCAGGCATAAAGCTGGGCGGGCGAGTTTTCCGGGACGCCGACAACCGTATCCAGCGGGGCCTCGGACCAACTGGTAACCTCGCGAGCTAGGGCGCCGCTGCGCCGTTTGAGCGACTGGCCGGAGAGATAGTCGCGGACCACCACGCCGGCGGCGATCTGGCCGCCTTTTTGGAGACCGCGATCGGTGGCGGCCAGGACAGCCGTGCCCATATCGCCAAGGGTGCGTACGGCGTCAGCGTATTCGGGGCCCATTTCAAATAATATTCTCATATCACTTAACCACAGAGTTCAAAGTTAAAAATAGGATTTATTGCAATACGATTTCAGGACCTCCTCGACGCCGGGCAAGAGGCCCAGCGGGGCAAACTTATTAAAAGAGCCGCCTTCGAAGCCGACGGACGAGAGGCCGATGTCATCACGGCGTTTGAAAAGAAAACTGGCCTGCTCGATGGCTACCTCTCGGAGTTGGGCGGGTAAAGATTCAACCCCGTCTTCGGCGGTTACTCCGGCGGGCAGGTAGCCACCGCGATAGACGATCTGGATAGAATCTTCCCTATCTGGCCAGCCGATCGGGATACGCCAAAGCAGGCCGGAGCGGCCGTTTTTAAGGATGCGATAGTCTTCGCCAGCAGTAAGGGCGGTGGCTGAGTCAAAATCGTAATCCCAGGCCTCCTTGACGACAGGCTCACCAATAATCGGGTAACGGTCGAGCGAGAGGTAGTTGCCCCGGCCGGTATAATATTCGGTGACATCAGTAACAGGGCGGATCAGCGAGCGGCCGGTGCGATGGTTGAACAGGCCTTCGACGCCCAGAATGATGCGGTTAATGAGATTGTCGTAATCAGTGGTAGAAAGACCGAGTCGATCTTTGATATCACTTAGGGTGCACAGGCGGGGGTTTACGGTATCGGCCAGGAGCCAACATTCGCAGGTGGTATCTTCGCCATCTGCGCAAGTGGCCCGGATGCGCAGGAAGTTACTGGTATCGGTAAAGGTACCGACGGCAGTGGCGCCGTCTGATACAGGAACGGCCGGGACGCCGGCGTGCTGATCGAGCGAGGAAGTCAGGCCACCGTCGGCGGAGGTGTCGATCTGGATGTCAGTTATATCATTAGCAGAGCCGCCGCCGGCATTTTTTACCATAATGGTAAAGCCAGCGACCAACTGGATATTGACCCAGTCGACAACAGTGGTAAGCTCGTCGGCTATAGCGACGGCGGAGGGTGTTTTAATCAATAGTTCGGACATAAAAATTCACCTAGTCACATTACTTTGTCTGATACCGGCTGTTCAACCTCGCCGGGCGAATCTGCTTGTCGCTCGGCGTTCGGGTCATCTTGGTCGGGGAGGTCGCCTGCGTCTGGTTCGCCGGCGGGCGCTGGTTCGTCAGTAACAGCCGGTTCGGTTGGTTCGGTCGGTTCATCTTGAGGTTCCTCGGGTTTGATAGTTAAGGCGTCGAGTTTTTCCTTGGCAGCCTCGGCGGCTTGTTTTAGTTCGCCATAGATCATATCTTCTAGGATCGCTCGATTAGTTGCCGCCTGACAGAGTCCTTCGGACTCGCCATGCAGGTGAGTGACGATTTGCAGGTCTCTGAGGATTGTTTGAGCGGCTTTCTTTTTTTTGTTTGAGGCCTTCGACGAGACCAGGGTTTCGTGAGCCTTTTTTTCTTGGGCGGTTAATTTCTCGAGTGCCTCTTTGTAGTACGCCACATCGCGGGAGAGACATTCTTGTTTGGCGATAGATGATTGCACGGTATCGTGCTTGCGATTGGCTTCGAGCTGGAGGCGGAGAAACTCCTGTTCGGCCTTTTCTTTTTCGGCGACCACCGGATCGACGTGGGCGTCCCAGGGGGCGCAAGTCTCCTGGTAGCAGTCGGCGGGCAGGTTTTTAAGCTGGGCCTCGGTCATCTCGCGGAGCTCATCTTTATAGACGCAAAGGCTGCCGACGCTATGAGTTTTTAAGATCTTTATCCACATGTTAATACTCCATTATTGGTTGGTTAAAGGTTGTTTAATCCTGGCTTGCAAGAGGCTGGTCAGGTCGGTAATTTTGTAATGATGACAACGAACTTGCGGATCGACTTTGAGCCGTGCGCCTATCTCGTTACAACGTTGGAAGAAAAATATATCTTCGGAGATCTGGTTGCCATCGGGGTATTCGATCCAACAGAACCAGGGCCAACTGAGGCGATCCAGGACATTTCTTTTTATCAGGAGGCAACCGGCGCCGCCGCCGTCAACGTAGAAGGGAGATTGTTCGGAAAGTAAATCGGGCAATAAAATATATTTACCCTCTTGGTTGCGATTGGAAAGGGCCCAGCGGAGGCCGCTCGGCATGGCGACGGCGTAGCAGCCGGAGGCCAAATCTTCGTCCAAGGCCAACAGCCGGTCCAGGACATCCAAGGGAGGTACGATGTCGGAGTCTAAAAAGAAAAGGTGCGTGTAAACTTTATGGCCCAGAAAGATACGGACGGCTGAGTTGCGGGAATAGTCGGTAGGCCGGCCGATGACAGTAATATAATCGACGTCCGGGCGCTGGGACAGTAGGGACGCAAAATTAGAGGTGCGGCCGTCCACCAGGCCGTTGGTGGGGATAGCAATTAATATTTTGTTGGCTGTGTTCATATTTTTTAACTTAAAGCTGCGCCTCCCGCTAATCCGGAAGGCGCAGCAGGATTCTTACTTGCCGGTTAGACTACAATATGCTCGGCCAGGCCGGCCAGGGCGGCGGTGTCGGGGGCCCGGTCGGGCTTGGTGAGTGTGCCCGTGATGGCCAGGTTACAGCCGGTGGTGCCATCACCGGCGTGGGGGGTCTGGACCCGCATGTAGCGCTTGTGAGCCTGGGTCAGATCGATGTCGATGGCGAAGACCGAATCATCTTCGGTGGCGCCGATAGCGTCGGCCAGGGCGGCGCCGGTGACGTCGGTGTAGGTGCCGTCGGTGGTATCGCACTCTTCCACCAAAGGCGCAGTGCCTTCGGCGGTGGAGCCGATGGCGGCATCGACGGTGCCGACCCAGAAGGTTACCCGCAGGTGGTTCCAGCGGACACCGTTCTGAACGGTGTCGATGTAGGTGTTGTCGGCGAAGTCACCGTTATCCTTGAGTTGGGGCGGCAGAAGAAGCTTGGAATATGATGCTTGTATTTCAGGGACCATTTTTGTTAACTCCAAAAAAGTTTTAGGTTTTAGGTTTTAAGTGTTAAGGGTTAAGGGTTAAGTATTAATCACCTACTATTTTTGTGGCAGCTCTTAGGCGATGTCAGCCCAGAGGCCGACGATGGGGCCGGCGTTAGTGGTATCGCCGACACCGTGGTTATTGATCGCGATCCGCTCGGTACCCATGATGGCGATCTGGCGTTCGAGGAACTTGACCTCGCGACTGGTCTCGACGGTGATCTTGCGACGATCGCCGAGAACGGCGCCGAGCTTCCAATTTCCATACAGCAGAGGGCAGTGGTCGGCGGCCTCTTTGGCCTTGGGCATGCCGCCGCCAAACTTGACCCTGCGGCCCAGGAAGGTCGGGTTACTCAAATAGTCGGGCCGGAGGACCTCGGCGGCATAGGCGCCGCCGGCAGTGAGGGCGGCACCGAGCATGACCGTCAGGTAGAAAGCTTTGGAACAAACATGAGCAATACCGTCGGCCTCGATCTCGGCATATTCAGGCAACAGAGCCATTACGTCTAAGATGTCGTCCAGATCGATAGCAGACCAGGCACCGGCGGTCTCCTGCACGTGGAGGCCAACGACATTGGTGACGGTGGCGTCAACCGCGCGGAGGGCGGCGCGGGCGCCCATGATATTGAAGTAGGCCTTGGTGCCGGTGCCTACGAAACCACAGTTGTCTTCCTTGTTGCCGAATGCTCTGGCCAGGGAGCGGGCGACCAGCTCGCCCACGGGGATGGCGGAATCTTCGTCCAGGTTGCGGTTGACCAGGGCGTAAGCGACCCACTCGAGCGGCATCAACCCCAGATTGGTAAAGCCAATCTCGCCTTCGGTTGCTGAAACACCGGCACCGGGACAATAGACGGTTACATCGGAGGTCTGGACGGGCACAGACTCATCAAGGGCGCCCATCGGCATCTCCTGGGCCAGTTGGCGATAGGCCGAGTAGGCTTCGATCATGGTGATAAGGGTCGGGATAAATTCCGAGGGGGCCAGGGCGGCGCCAGCGGTAAGGTCGGAGGCGGTTAAGGCTTTTTCGATCTTGCCGCCGATAATGGCCCGCCGCTCGATGCCCAGGGCGTCGAAGGCCTTTTGGGCTTCGGTGATCTTCATGATATCAGACATCACCCAGAGGCCGAAGGCGTTAGCGGCCGACTTGGTGGGGAAAAGGCCCCGGTAGTTGTTGTCGGAATCCTTGAGCGAGGAAAAATTGGTGCGGCGGAGGAACTTGACCTGCTCAACCAGGTCCTTGACGGTTTTCTGGGTCTCGGTGAGCTGATTTTGAGACTCCTGGAAGGCCTTGTCTTTTTCGGCTTCCTGGGCGGCCAGGAACTCCTTGGTGGTATCGAGGACGGCGGACTTGAATTCGTTCTTGGTAGCCAGGCCCTTGATAGTATCGTTGACCATCTTGGTTATATTTTGTTCGAGTTGTTCTAGTTCCATAGGTTAATTCTCCGGAGAGGTTGACAAACTTTGATTTAAGGCATTGCGGACAATGCCGACTATTTTCTCGGCAGTTATGTTATCGCCACCACTGGAAGGCTCCGGATCCGGATCGACACCGAGCAGTCGATCGGCAAAGCCTTCCGAATCGGGCAGGATAATTGATTTGATTTCGTCGAGGGAATCTTCGATAGCTTGGAGGCGCTGATCAATATTAACGCTCAGTAAGTCGTCGAAGGATGCAACACCAATAGTATTAGGGAGTTTCTGTTGGTAAATATCCTTCATCTTGGCCAGGGCATCAGCGTTGGCTGGGACCGGACACAGGGATATTTCGTACAGTTCGATCTTGGTGATGACATAGTAACGCATTCCGTCTTTAACTTCCTCGTGGCCATCCAAAACATGGAAGCCGATTGATACGGCCTGCATAAATTTTTGGGAATAGAGCTTCCAATATTGTAGGCCCTTATCGGTATCAACGGCGAAGCGCAGGCGCATCTCGGAGCGGTGCTTGAATTGCTTATAAGTTTCTACCATCCAGGCGCCTGCTACCGGAGGTGATCCGTCACTGGAGCGGTGCAGGTGGCTGACCAAACAGACGGGATTTTTGCCAAAGGCAGGGATAGCCGCCGCGACGGCGGATTGCTCGACTATCTCATGATCGCGGTCCAAGGAGTCGGTAGATATAACGAAGTTAATAGTGTGGTTCTCTTCGTCAATGACGGGAGCCGCTTTTTGGTCAATGGAGTCGGCAGCTATGTGAGCAAATTTAATTCGGAGTTCTTCCATGATATTAGTCCTTTTGTGCGAAAGAGTGCGAGAGATTCCTTAGATCGTCGGTAGCCAGGCGGCGATCTTTTGATAAACTTTGGTCGCGAAGCATCTCGGAGTAAGAATAAAAATTAAAGGTCAGGATTGATTTGCTCTGAGCCAGGGCGGCCGCTATCTCCAGGCAGCGGCAGTTGATGATATTGCCGGCGGAGCCGGCCGGATCGCCGGGATGGGCCAGCGATTCACCGGCAACGATAAAGGGCTGGTCGAGCGGGATAGGGGCGGCATAGTTGAGGCCGGCCTGCTTGTGGGCAGCACGGACGTGTTCATCGCCGGCGGTGATCCAGCTTTTACCTTTGAGGCCGACAGAACGAAAGCCTTCGTGGCGGCCGGATGATACGGCAGAGGCGGTCTGGGTGCGGGCGATCGTCTGGGCCCGGGCGAGGTTACTTCCCAGATCTTTTTGGATTATCCTGGTTAAATCATTTAGCGTATCGCCGCGCTGGAGGGCCTGCTTTAAGTGGCGCTGGACGGTTGCCTGGGTGGTTTTATTGACACCGGTGATTTTATGGGTGGAGATGGTCAATTTGGATTTTAGTTTGGGTGACAATTTAACCTGCTCGGTCAGTTCGGTTAACTTGTCACCTTTAAGTTGCAAGGATTCGGTTATTGACTGGCGGATACCCAGCTCGGATGATTTTCCAAAGAAGACCTTATTGATTACTTTGAGTTTTGTATCTTCCTGGCGAAGATCGAAGACGACGCGAGCAACGAGATCGTCGGTAATATCTTTAGCCACAGATTTATCCGGCGGAGAAAGATCGCGATAAGCTGCTTTGAGCTTATCTGTCAAAATCCGCTGCTGTCGAAGGAAGAACTTGCGGAGGGCGGAGTTAAATTCTTTTTCGAGAGGGTGCCAGGAGGCGGTCCATTTCTGCCAGGTTTGGTTAGCTTTAAGGCTCAAGTCTTGAGACTCAAGGTCTTTAGTTTTTGTGGTGTCTATGGTCTTGCTATCATCATCCTCGTTATCCGGTTCCGGTTCGGTATAGGCCGGGCCGGTCAGGCCCTCCAGGCCGGCCTCGAGGGTGAAACGGGCGGGGATCTGGCCCATGCCGACCCACCAGTCGTTGCCCCAGGGGATTTCGCTGGTGTCATAGGGCAGGTCGTGGGCGTCGATGATCTGGTTCAAGGGGACGCCGGATTCAGTGAGCTTGACTACCTTCTCAGCAGTTTCACGCTGATACTCCTGAATGACCGGATGCTGCGAATCGTCAAACCAGGCGAAAAGCTGTTGACGGCCACCAATAGCCTTATGGCGGGCGTGAGTAAAACTTTTGATACGCTTGAGAGGGAGGCGGCCGATGTATAAATTGGTTTCTTTGAGCGTTAATCCTCTAGGTTTAACGCTGGAAAACTTGGCCAGCAGAGCATTGGTGATGACGGAGGCCAACATGCGGCTCAGGGGGATGATGGTATTAAAAATAAAGTCGCGCTGGGCGGGGCCGTGGGCGTACTGGGATTCAGTGGCCAGGCCAACCAGCTCCGGCGAGACGCCAAAGGTTGAGCATACGCGACGGGACGACATGTTGGTCAGTTCAGCGATCTGCATCTCAACCATATTCATAGCGACGGTCTTGGCGTCCATGCCGCCGGTCAGCAGCGCCGTGCGTTTGGCGTGGGGAGAGCCTTTATGGCGGGCCTCGAAGGTGCTCAAGAGGTGGCGACGCTCTTCAGGATCGATGCGGGTACCGGCCGGGGTGGTCAAAAAGACGCCGGGGGCGGCGCCGTTTTCCAGGGCGGAAGAGTTAAAGAGAGTTGCTGCGTAGGTGTAGTTGATATTAAGCTTAGCGGCGGTGGCGGGGCCGAGGCCGTGGAAGCGGTCGTAAGGATTGAAGTTTTTCCACTGATAGACTTCATCGAGGGAAAACTCGGCCTTCTGGCCGGCGGAGCCGCGAAACTCCCAGCCGACATGCTCGCCGTTGGGTTGGCGGTTGTGGGTGATTGGGTGCATCTGCACCCCGTTGACAATGTACATTTCAGTCGGCGGGCGGCCGGGCGATTTGTTGGGAAAAACTAAAAACACATCACGAGAGAGAGCATAATGGCCGACGGCCTGATAGATGAATTGTTCGTAACTGAGGGAGGTATTGTTGAAAAGAAAGTCCCAGGCCGGGCCAGACTCAACGATATCCTCGTTAGGCGTGGAAAATACCAGGGGCAGGCTGGCAATCGAATCGATCAGCTTGGAGACACAGTTAAAGACTATATCCACCTGCTCGTAAGGACGGCCGGGGCGGGAGTTTTCGCTGTCCGATTCTTCGGCGCTGCGCCAGATGTTTATAGCGGCGTCGAGCGAAAGGGATTTAGCGCGGACCGCGACAGGCTCTTGAATGGTGGGTGAGATAATATATTCGATATTTTCCATGATCCTCACAAAAGAATACATTCGGGTTTATCGGCCGGTTGATGGGCGGCCTCTAGCATAAGGGCAAAGGCCCACCAGTCATCAACATGACCTTCGTCGGTGCGGTCGGCATCGAGGCGAACGTTACCGGCGGCGGTTACAGTTTTGCGGACTCTATGAAACGATTCGCGAATGCGCCGATCGGCGGGCAGGCGGACTCTTCTATCTTCCATAAAACCTACGCCACGGCCGGCCATAACTTCCTTTAAGGGTGCGGTAAACTTTACTTTCTCGACGCGATGCTCGCCAAATTCACGCTGCAGCTCTTCGGCCAACATGTCACCGATACCGGTGGCGTCAACACAAAGGCGGAGGACTTTGGGATTTTGCAGCTTATCGGCCAGGAATTGTTTTTGGACGTGATACTTTTGCTTCAAAAGATAATCAACACTACGAGTAGTTAAGATATCGCCTACTCTTTCAGAATGCCAACAGACGGAAGGGTCGTGTTCGCGGCCGACATCGAAGCCTAGGAACTGTTCGCCGTCACCGAACTGCTGCAAGATATTGTCAGCCTCGCAAGACTGATAGAGATCGTAAGGAATTAAAACTGAAGCGGCGGACGAGGGAATACACATGTATTCCTGATTGAAGGCGTCTTCGTTGCGGCAGCGGGCCCGGCATTCCAGATAGAAGGCCTTGCGGACCGCGAAGGTTACATTTTTTAACTTGCTTACCTTCTCGGCCAGGCCCTGCTGGATGGCGGTGGTTAAAGGGGTAGAGTGATAGCTCCAGGGCAGAGTGTGAAGCTCTTCGGCGGTGGCATGGCCGGATTGGATTTTCTGGGCCATTTTGACCAGCCGGTCAAATTCAGAACCTTCACCGTTGCGGGTGGTCATGATGGAAATATCGAATCCCCAGGTGGTGATCGGAGTAGCGGCGTCCAGCATGGCGCCGGGCTGGTCGTGCCAATCGAACTCGTCCAGGTCGGCATCGCCGCCCTTGGAACGGAAGCGGCGGGGGTTGCTGGTCATGCAGTTGATGCGGGAGCCGTTGGGGAATTCCAAGACGTAATTGTTATAACGATAACCTTCAGAATCTTCGAGCTCTTCAAATATCTCTTTTACCACGGCATCGATGATCTCGCACCAGGAGCGACAGGTCTGGGCGTATTCGTAAGCGGCCGAGTCGTCGGCGGAAGAGAACCAGTAGTCACGCTTTTCGTCGATCATGTTGCGACGACGACAGGCACGGTAGCTTTCGGCGTAGGTGGCACCGATGCGGCGGGATTTGTCCCAGAGCTTAAAGCGGGAGTCGTCAGAGATCCAGGCGTTCTGGTAAGGCAAAAAATAACCGTCCGGCAAGAGCTCACCTTCGGTATGGTTGCCCATAAGCAGTTGATAGAGAGGGTCAAGTTGGTCGTTTTCTTTTACGATTTAGTTATTCCCAGGTGTTCGTCAATTATTTCCTGAATAAGCTTGCGGTCCACGCCGGCCTTTTGCAGTTTGGCCTGAGTGTTGACAGCGGCGGCTTGGCTTTTCTTTTCGATCTGGTCGCGGACATACTTGTCCGCATTGATAGCAATAGCGGTGCAGTCTTTCATGGCCCGGGCCACGTTTTTGAGTTCGTTGGCGTCCATCGATTCGGTGGAGGTGATAAACTCGATCGCCACGGCGGTTATCATCTCGGCCACGGCCTTCTGGGTGGCCGAGGCCTTCTCGGCGTTGAGATCAGACATAATCTCGCGGGTGATCAGCCCGGCCTGCTTCATGCGGGCCAGGGTGCGGATCCGCAAGGCCCAGCGGCCGACAGAAGAAAGACTGACGTTGAAAAGACTAGCTTTGCAGTAGGCAACCAAATCTTCATAACGAGGCTTGCCGTTTAAGTCGGCATCGGTGCCGATAGGAAAATCGTCAGGCCACTCATTGTCAACAATCATGCGAGTTAGTATCTCGCGGAAAGCTGCGGGCAGCTTGTCGATAGAGCTATGGGTGCGACGTTTGGACATATTATTTACCACATTCGCCTTCGCATAAAGCTAGGGCGAGGTTATATCTCCAGGGCGGGGTCGGTTTGGGTGCCTTCGGCAACTTCCTTGCCCCTGTCGGTCAGGCGGCAGACTTTTTTGAGAAAATCAGCAGAGCCGCCCAACAGTTCGTCAACGAATTCGAGGTATCCCTTCTGGCGAAAATACATAATGTCCTTCTCGTAGAGGGCCCGGCTGTATAGTGGATCATCGCAAACGGTGCGGTAGAGGGTGTCGAGCCGGACTGGGGAAGGGTAAAACAGGTTCAGGTTGGTAAGTAATCGGCCCCGCTGCTGTTTGATCTTGATGATGTCAATTGGTTCGGTCATGGCTGCCTCCACTACCCCCGTTGGCTTTTAAGACTTCCCGGACGACGGAGCCTACTACCTCGGGGATCTTCTGGGTAATATCGAACTTGCCGTCCATGCGATTAAGAAGAGCGGTAACGCCATCGATCTGGCGGCGGGTGTAACCTTCGGAGCGGACCCAATCCTCCTTTGAGACGTTGTTGCGATCGCAGTCAACTTTGCAGGTGGAAATTTTTTCGTTTATCTTCTTAAAGTCTTCATCATGCCGATCGATGCGGGAAGAAAACTCGCAGAGGTTTTTCTTGATAGTTTGAAGATTGAAGACAATTAAAGCGCCGACCAGGGCGGCAAAGGCGCTGACAATGACAGCAACAATGTTCCAGGGTAGCGAGTTCATAATATCGGGTCTTCCTAGGACTAGCAGGTTTAGGGTTCAACCGCAGATTCACGCAAATTAGCGCAGATTTTTGTTTAACTCTTGAGCTGGGTCACCAGGGTTTCGGTAGCGGGAGACTGCTTGTCGGACTGGGCAGTATAAAAGGCTTTCACCACAGTTGGGTCGGCTGATTTCTTGAAAAGTTCGTTGCCGGCGATAATTTCCGAAAGAGCCTGGTTTTTTTCGCGGGCGAGTTTTATCCAGTCGGTAAGCTTCTTGCCGGCCACGCCAACGCCGCCGGCGCCAAAGAGGATCGCCAGTTCGGCCGCCAGAGAAAGCCCGGCGTCAATCGGCTCGGCGATATCGGCGATATCGGGCCGCTTGGTAGAGTCGGCCTGGGCGGCCTCTAAAACCTGGGGGTAGTCGGTGATTTCAGGCTCGGCGGGCATGCCGGTATAGGCCAGGGCGGTGGCGGCACCTTCCAAGACCTGGACGGCGGCGGGTGAGGCGGGCTCAGCGCCCTTTTCGGCGATCACAGCGGCGTTCTGGTAAGTATTAAAGGCGATCTGCCGCTGGGACTCGGACGGGGCAAAGCGCAGAGAAGAGCAGCCGGTCAGGCCAGCGAAAGCGCAGAGAACAAGGGGTAACAACAGACACGGTAAGAGGTTACGGTGGGTAGGCATAGCGGACTCCTTTCCAAATATTAGACCATCCTGGGCGGGCGCAAACAAAACGCCCGCGCGATTGCACCGAAACAACCGGCGAGCTTTCACTCGTCCAAGGGCGGCCAAGTTAAGGGAGCCGCTTTATATTGCAGATATTTCGTATCTCGGAAAAAAAGGATTCAATAGTTTAGTTATTATTATTTTTTTTTGAGGCGGAAATCGATCCAGCCTAAAACGTCGATGATGCGGCCCAGGGCGAAAATCGAAATGCCTGCCACAACGCTAATTAGCGATACAAGTGCAGATTTGCTAGCAATGCCACAAAAAATACCAGACAAGATGAATATAATTCCCCAGATTTTGTAACCAAGACCATCAATGTTGGGCTTGGACGGTAATGGGCGCGGAGTGTCAGGCAAGACGGAAGAAACAGGAGGGACTTTTGAGGTATCAGTAATAAGACTACTTTTATTGGGCACCTGTTCATGGAGACTACATTTGGGGCATTTAAGGACCTGGCCGATCAGAGATTCGGGGGCTTCCAAGACTTCGCCGCATTTGGAGCAATTAAAGCTAATCATAGTAAAAATCACCTCTAACATTTTTCAACAGAAAAAAACACAAAATAATGTTTGCTAAATTGCTGGATGGTGTTATACTAAACTTATTCTAACTGGTCGGAACCGAGCTCCGGCAGCGGGCCGACTCAAACCACGGACCAGCAGCATACATCCCAAATAACTATCTTGTTTGGGGTTATTGTCTTTTGGAGGTGGGCCATGGATGCCACCATTGCAACTGAGCAAAAGCAACTGTTCAATCCGCTTATTAACGGAGTATTTTCGGTCGATTCAAAATTAACCCCAGGAATAATACCGCAAGAGTGGGCCTGGCTCGCTCATCATTTGGGACAATTAAAGCTGGAACAATTTGCAGAGGCAAAACGAGTCCTGGCAGAAATATTATTACCAGAACCTGTTGACCCTGTGGAATTGGAGTGCTTCATTTCTTAGGCTTTTTTTTGACGGCTAGCTCGCGGCGAAAATCAGCCAAAGCCCGGTAAGCTGCCCACTGATCGTCAGCGGGGGCTTGGCAATAACTCAATAAAGCCGATGCCACTATGGCTTTATTGGGCCAGCGGTTCTGCTCTGCTATCGCCTCAACCATCTCCCAAATCTCTTGGTCTACGTGAATACTAGTTTTTTTCTCCATTTCTTTATCTTTATAACTCTTTAACGAATAAGCAATTGGTAAAAAAACCAAAAATAATGGTAAAAATGTTATCGTATCGGTTGACATTACCGATATTTGTGGTATTATTACTACATATTTAGGTATTTTATAATGACTGTAACCAAAACCGTAAGCTTTCCAGAAGACCTGTTTCAAGCATTAACAAAAATAGTTAAGGAACAACCGGGGACCAAGTTCAGCACGCTGGTCTCTGATCTTACGCGAACAAGCTTAGAGGCAATCGACAACAAAAAACAACCGGAACAGCCGGCGAGTAAAACCGGCTGATAGATTTGACCCGGCGGAGTATTAAGGGCTCCGCCGGGATAGTAAATAAACCGGCTGTAAGCCGGATATCAATACTGTTAAGCCCGTCCGTGGGCGATGGATAGGTGCGAGTATATTATGCGGGCAACAAATTGGCTAGAGAATTGGGCAAGGAAATTTATCGTCATTAACCGCGACGACACACACGCATTTGGTTTTCCGTCTGATGGAGGAACGGCCGCCGCCTTGGCACACGGGCGGCGGCCGTGTCCGTATAAAAAATCCTTAACTACAGCAGGCCCAGCGCAAAGTCATGCCTACCCCTGCATGCAAAATATCCAGGGCCTGCGGGCAATAATCTTCTCATTTTTTATCTTCCTTATGCGGTGGCTCGACAGCCGGCAGTGTCCCCAACTGCCGGCTGCCTGGAGCCCAGGCAGTTCGACGCTACTCACTATAGGCAGGGAGGCTATGAAAAAATCGGTCACAGAGAAAAAAGAGAACGAAAAGTTTCGCAACAATATATGGAGCCGCTACAAACACAGGCCGACGGCCGAACTGAAACAGTTAATCACCGACGAGTATCTGCACCTGGTGGACTATTGGGCAAACCGGATGGCAGCGGCTACGCCGGGGGCGGTGGAGGCAGATGATCTTTATCAGGATGGGGTAATAGGGCTGATGGGGGCGATAGAGAGCTATGAGCCGGAGAAGGGGATTAAGTTTGAGACCTACGGAGGCTACCGGATACGAGGGAGCATGATAGACGGTCTGCGGAACCGCGACTGGGTGCCGAGACTTACCCGGCAAAAGAATAAACAGCTAATCGAAGAGATCGAAACGATACAAGGAAAGCTGGGCTATGAGCCGGACGAGGAAGAGATAAGAAAGCGGCTGAAGATCAGCCGCTCTCAGATGGACAAGAGACTTAGAGAAGGACGGCTGAGAAAAAAGAAGAGCCTGCAAGATACAATCTTTGATGCAGATACCGGCAGGCCACTTGAGCGGGGATCTGTCCTGGAATACCAACGGGGGCCCAGGCCTGGGGGGCGGCTGGAAGGTACGGACGAGATGGAACGGTTGACCAAGGGGCTTAAATTGGAAGAAAAGCTGATACTGGTATTATATTACCGCGAGGGACTGACTATGATCGAGATCGGCCGGGCGATAGGGGTGACAGAGTCGCGGATATCGCAGATGCACACGCTATTGCTAAAAAGATTACGAGCAGGGTTAAAAACAAATACGAAATATCTTTCCCCTCTCTTAAACCGGAACGGGCGCGGAGCCAGTAAGAACAGGCGGTAAGACGGGTTCGTTTCCGGTTTACTTATAGAAAGATTAAACAAAGGGCATTGACCACGGATGACACGGAAGTAAAGGCAATGGACAGCCGAGAAGATAACAATATGAGTGATGATCATCTATTGATGAGTGAGCTGTTGGAGGCTCACGGGATTACGGTTAAGCAGTTGGCGTTGGGCAGCGGGTACGCGGCGTCGCATATATACCGGTTCCTGGCGGGACACGCCACGATCCCGATGATTATCTGGCGGGTGCTATGGGAGAAGACATCCGATCAGCGGATCATAAGGCTCATTACCGGCGAGACAACAGTAGAGGTGATACCACTACTTGAACAGGTACCGAAGCTGGATAAGGCCACGATCAGGCATCTACATAATGAACGGCGTAAACAAATCGAATGCGAAGGGCTGGTGCTGGATATCCTGGCCGATGGCGTGATCGACGGCCATGACCGCAAAAGAATCGCCGAATACCGCAGGGCGTTTCCGGAACTGATCCAATCACTCTATCAAACTTACCAGGCGATCAATGATGCCTATGATGTGGCAATGAAAGGAAAATTATGTCGACAAGCCAAGAAGTGATAAACGGTCTGCAGGGAATTGTCTGCCCGGCGTGCTATCACAAGACACATGAAGCCTCCCTGGCAGAGGATACAGATGATTATGGCAGGGAGAGACGGCTGTATTTTGGCTGGTGCAGCGGGTGTCACAAATGTTTTGAGGTTATGCAATATAACAAAGACGGTAAGTGGGTGATACACAAGTTCCGCTGGCTGGTTGAGGTAGGTAAGCTGTATAGGGATATGGATTTTCAATGGCAGATAGTAAGCGAGCCGCCGCAGGTGGCGCCGGTGGCAACGGGGCCGGGCGGAGATTACCGCAAGGGGTACGATATCAAGACGTCTGGTTTTGTTGAGAAGGTATATAAAATCCTGACCGAATCCAGAGAGGCGATCGGCAGGCTCTTGCAAGATGTACGGGAACGTCATGAGTAAAATTTGTTGGCTATCAAGTAGAGATTACGCCCGAGAGACGCAGATCAGTGTAAGGGAGGCACAATATCGCTGCAAGCACGGGGAAGTTGAATGCCGTAGGAGAAACGGACAGTGGGAGATTAAGTATTACGGCGAGGTGCAAACGCCAAGCAATATTGATCCCTTGCAAAATGTCTCGCAGAAGAAAAGACAGCTCGCGTTAGAGCGGCTGGGACTGGTGCGTGAATATGAAAAACACCTGGCCCGCATTAAGGGGCAGTGGGAGAAAGAAGGCAGAAAAGATCATACCAGCTATGCCCTGGCAGATTTTGCCCGGATACAAGGGATTGGGGTACGGACGCTGCAACGCTGGATCAGAAACTTCCGGGAGGATGGAATAGACGGTCTGATCGACAGGCGGGGTGAGATAAACCAACAGGCACAGATAACAGAGGAGGCGTGGGAGTTTTTTTGCAACTTCTACTTGGACAAGAAGCAGCCCAGCGCGAAGCTGGGTTGGCAGATGATCCGCTATCAGAGCCAAAGCGAAAACAGGGGTTGGCGGATACCATCTTTGAGGAATATGTACCGACTGATTGACGAGCGGATCCCGCAAGGTGTATTAATCATGCACCGCGAGGGGATAGCGGCCTGGGAGGCCAAGTGCGCCCCGTATATAAAGAATGATCCGGAAAGTGTGGAGCCGGGGGCGATATGGATTGGCGATCATCATCAGTGTAACTGTTGGGTGAGATACCGGAATCGCTGGGTCAGGCCCTGGATTACCACCTGGCAGGATTGGCGCAGCCGGCTGCAGGTAGGTTGGCATATATCAGCGGGGCCGAACCAAACCACGATCATGCGGGCCATGAAAAGAGGGCTGGATAGATACGGCCCGCCGGAGATGGCAAAAATAGATAACGGCCGGGATTACGACTCAGAGATGTGGACCGGGACCACCAAACAGAAACGCCGGGCCATCAAGAAGGGTGAGCTTGACGAGATAATGATTGCCGGGCTCTATGCGCTGATGGATATCAATGTGTCGTTCGCGATACCCTACCACCCGCAATCAAAACCGGTGGAGCGATTCTTTGACACGTTGGATCGGCAGTATTGTAAAACACTGGATAGCTACTGCGGCAAAGATGCTGCGCGGAAGCCGGCGGAAGTTGAGACGATGCTTAAGAGCAAGACCGCCCTGGAAGAGGCGATGAGCCTGGAAGAGTATGCTGAAAGATGCACAGAATATATCGAGACGGTATATAATTTATCAGCGCATAAGGGGGCGGGGATGGAGGGCCGGTCGCCGGCGGACGTGATGAACGAGCGGAGCAGTAGACGGGTGCTGCGGGAAGGGGTGTTGGATCTGTTGCTGCGGGTGTGGAGCGGGGAATTAAAGATCGGTAAAAACGGGGTAAATTTCAAAAAGCTATGGTACGGGCAATATAACGAAGAGCTGCTGCTTAGGTTCGGAAAAACAGTCAGGGCGGCTTATGATCCGGACGATATGTCCAGGCTCTGGATATATGATGCCAAGACATTAAGGCTCATAACGATTGCTGAGCAGAACCGGCTGGTGGCCTATAAGGATAAACTGGCGGAAGAACACCTGCGCGAAGGGATGAAGGCTAAGGGCCGGGCGAAACGGATCGCCAAGGAATATGTGGACGCGGCGATGGTAGCGCAGATGGATTTGACGGAGTTGGCCCTAAGAGCGCAGCAGGCGGATGCCAGGCCCAAGCCTGAGCCGGAGAGGCTGGTGAGTATGCGGCCGGTGGCTACGGTAATGGATGACCAAGTAAAAGAACATGAGCGTCAGGAGTCGCAGGTTATCCTGCGTAAGGCGGTGGGGGCGGAAGTGACACAAGAGTTACAATTTGACCTGGGGATATTGAACGAACGCAAACGACAGCGGGCGTATAACAGGTATAACGATGACTAAAGAGAATCTGCAAAGGTCACTCGAGCAGGAGGCTCAGCAGATCGAGGAAAGGATGCCCATGACAGCGAAAGAGACCGCAAGGATAGCCGACCGGTTAAAGCGGTTGATGACAGAGAGGAAGTTATCGAACGCCCAGATAGCCAGGGCGCTGGGGGTGAGCTCGTCGAAGATCAGCCAGTTTTTGAACCATAAATATAAGGGTGATCTGGAGACGCTGGCCAATCAGGTCGTCAACTATATTAACAGCGTCACCCGCAAGGAGAGGCAGCGGGGCGATAAGCCGAAATTTGTGCAGACTACTGTGGCCCGGGAGATAGGCACAATGATCGCCAACACCGAATCGTTCAGTGAGGATGAGGGGCGGATCGGTATGATCATCGGGGACGGGGGGCACGGCAAGAGTTTTTGCCTGAGAGCCTATGCCCAGACAAACAAGAACACGATCTATGTGGAGCTGGATGATTGCATGGGGCCCAGGACTATCTTTGGATCGATTGCCGCCAAGGTGGGACTGGAGTCGTACGGGACGCTGGATAGCATAGCCAGGCGACTGGTAGATAATCTGGAACATCGGCACGTTGTGGTCATTCTGGACGAGTGCAGCGGCCTGTCGGTGGGAGTCCTAAACAAGCTGCGGCAAGTCATAACCGTCAAATGCCGGTGCCCGCTGATATTGGCCGGCAATCACGGTTTGCGAGATACCATCAATCAGCCGACGACCAGGCGGGGGCATGAATCGCTGGATCAGTTTACGAGCAGATTATTTCAAATTCTTGACCTGGACAGAGAATCCAATAATAAGGGGCGGGGTGGCGAACTTTATACTACCGAAGATATCCGCAAGCTCTACGAATATGGCGGGGTGCGGCTGGTGAACGGGGCGGCTAGGGTGCTAAAAGATATATGCAGGACGCCACGGTCCGGCAGGCTTAGGACTTGTTCACTGATAATCGAGGCCTTGCATACGGTTAAGGGCTGCCAGCAGATCACGCCGCAATTGCTGATTGATACAGTAGCGACGCTGGGGCTGCCGGTACAGATCCGGCTACCGTTTATGATAACCGAGACTGCCGAAGATGAACATTTGGCAGAGGCGAAGACCGCCGGTTAGGAAAGAAAGTGGAAACTGGAAAACTCAAAAAGTGGCAAAGTGTTCGTAACGAGATCATACGCCTATTGAGAGTCGAGTGCGGACTAAAACCGCATCATATAGTCCGTTTGTGTTATCATGATTTTTATCAGGAGGACGGCAGTCCGCGTAGGTGGTTCGAGGTTAGGCTAGGGTCGGGTTATCGCGCTTATTTTAGGCGTGAGAATATATCACCTAAATTGCAAAAAAAACTCATAGAACTTTATCCACAGCCGCTGCTGTTTGCGGTAAGAGCTTTTAATATTCCCCTTTTTACCGACAGGCCAATCAACCGGGTTTTGACCAGGGTGCACATCGGCAGGATTACGCGAAAGAGGAACGATTAAAGGGCCTTTATATGCTCAATAACGGACAAATAAAACTGGTTCAAACCGCTGTCAGGGCGGCGGGGCTCAGAGAGAGCGGGCAGTATTATTTTGTCCTGAAGCAATATCGCCAAGGCGATAGTAAACATAAGGTTACCAGTTGTAAGCAGCTCAATAACTGGCAGATGGAGGATCTCTTGGCAATCTGTGAGTCGCTGGGCTGGCGGCATCCGGGCAAGGGGGAGAGGTTTTACCGCAACCGGGCGGCCGGCCGCGAACGGTTCGCCAGCTTTTCTCAGCAGAAGATGTTGGAGTATCTGGCGGGGGATCTGGGCTGGAACGAATATCAACTAGCCGGGATGATCGAGAGGATGACAGCCGGCGATAAAATATCAATCGCCCAGCTTGCACCGGGCGAGGCGCACGGGCTGATTGAGGCTTTAAAGGAAATGTTCGGGAGGCAAACCGGTAAAAAATATAAAAACCTAAAAGAAATTCAACATGACATGGAGGTCACAGATGGCAGGCAAGCGTGTAAGGTCGGATAATACCCTAGCCCCGCAAATACATACCTGGCAAGAGGCGGATGCCGCCTTAAAGCGAATAGGGGTATTGCAGAGTAAAATCGAAATACTAGAGCGGGAGACCCAAGATAAAATCAACATTCTAAAAGAGTCGCTTAAAAACAAAGTGGTGGCTCATCAAGAGAGGATCAGCCTGCACCTGGCGTCGCTGGAGACATTTTCCGGAGTTAACCGGAAAGATTTCGGCAAGAAACGCAGCCGCAAGTTAAACTTTGGGACGCTGGGCTGGCGGAAAAGTTCGGTACTATCAACCAAAAAGACTACGTTGGGACTGATTAAAAAGATATTCGGCAAAGCTGCGGGAAAAAACTACATACACACCAAAGAGACGCCCAATAAAGAAGCCCTGGCCAAGCTCACGGATGGGCAGTTGGCTACGCTGGGAGCTCGGCGAGAAGAAAAGGATGTCTTCTTCGCCGAGCCTGATTTAAACAGGGCGGCCGATTACGAGAGCAAAAAATGAGACCGACCCCAACAACAGTAGAACTTGATTGCTGCCTGAGGCTGTTACGGGAGGCAGACGAACCTATGCTGGCGGCCCAGATCGCCGAGAGGCTGGGTCTAAGTGGCAGCCGGGAGACGAAACGGCGTAAGGTCAGGCACCTGGTAGGGCTGCTGCGGGAGAAGGGGGTGCGGATAGTTGCCAACGTGAATGAAGGATACAAGATCGCCCGTGATAGTCAGGAGTGGCTCGAATATAACGAGAAACGGCAGATTGAAGCAAAAGAGGTATTGGGTGAGTCGCACCGGCGCAATCGATATGAACGAACGCAAGGCCAAGGATTACTGTTTGGGATAAAATAATGTCGCAGGCGCTGGAGCTTAGAGATAAGAAAATATCGCGGCAGGTCTTTGATGATCTACTGGACATCGAAGAGGAGCTAAGCGGAGCAGGAATGGTTATACAAGTTTTTGGATTGGTTTGAACAGGGCAAGAAGCTGTCGTTTCGGCAGATAGTTATCATGCGGAAAATCTGGCTAAGGCATTACGGCAGTAAACGGCCGCCCTGGTTTACAGGAGTAAACAAATGAGTGATTATGATTTGGACTTTGGCTATCCGTCGGCTTCGGATTGCGTATCGTTTTTGGCCGGGCTGGGGATTGAAATAGTAAAGGAATATGATCCCCTGCATTACGAGCACAAAAAGCAGGTAGTCTGGGGACATGTTCATGCGGTAGGCTGGGCGGCGGCGCTAAGAGTATATGCGGCTACGGCAACTACCTTCAATGTGGCCGGAGGTAAATATAACTGGCGGGGCACGGTCAAAACCTACACGGCCGGAGCAAATGTGGATCCAACTGATGATGATACGACCTATGTCTGGATGAAATCCGATAATTCAATCGATTCGGGGATCGATGGAGACGGCTGGCCTTCTACTGTGCACGAGCCGTTGGCAGAGATTGACACAGATGCGGACGGGGTGATTACTGATATTCGCGACCTGCGGGGAGAGAGTTTTCTTAGATATTGTAACAGCGATACGCAAGGGCAGGTAACCGCCAGCGGGATAACCACCGGACCGGTGGCCTGTAAACGAATCGGCAGTGCTGAACTTAAGGCGCTGCTGGATACCAGCACTAACAACTTATTTGCAGTGAAAGCGGGGGACCTGGTGTTAAGGGTGGTTGTTTGCGTTAAGACAGCCGCCGGGGCGGCATGTGTGGTGGATGTCGGATTTGATGAGGATGCAGACGGATCAGCGGCTGATACGGACGGCTGGCTGGAAGATGCTAATGCCAATGCGGCCGGTTGTTACCCATCCGATGCAGCGGGTAGTGATATCGGCTACAGCCTCTGCAGCGGCGCTTATGCAAAAGAAGGTGGGCGGGCGGCGGATGATGATGGCTACATAACCATCACCAGTTCGACAGATCAGTCGGGCAGTACGTTCGTGGGCGGGGCCTGGATGCTATATATACCGGCTTAAAAGAGAAAGGCATGAAATTGCTTACAACTATAGCTAAAGGTACAAGGGCAGCTATTAACCTTAAAAATGCAAAGATGGTCACTCCTCGTGACGATCTTGTGGAGGCTTATAACTGGCTGAAATCGTCCGACCGAAACGCCAGTATGGGAGCTTTGAGTGAATATAACCCCAGGGTGTTGATATTGACACCTGGTTATTATGATCTGAGCAGTGGTCTGGTATTAGATACGGACGATGTGCATATCTATCACTTCGGCCCACCAGAGGCGTGCGTAGTTGATTATACGGGGGTAAGCAGCGGTACCGACAAAGATGTACACACCTATACTATCCAGCAAACGTGTTACCGGTTGACATTGCACGGTTTTACTATTTATCAATCAACCGGCAGTGTAATGTGTTCATCATTTGTGATTAATTCATCTGTCGGGGTAAATATATATTCCAACTACATCAATATGCGGTTCCGTCGGGCAAGTATTAACACTGCATCGGCGATAAACAGGCTGCCATTATTTTTGCAAACACAGGAGCAAGGATTTTGGCGTGATTGCATTGCTGATGCAGCCGCCTGGCGAGTTGCCGAAGATGTGAATTTTAATCCGACGATGTGGAATTGTATCAGCGAAGGGAATTATGCATTTGGCGGCGATAATAACGCATCTGCTACAGGCACTGGAACCATAGGAGGGGAATTTTATAATTGCAAAAGCGAAAAATACGCATTCGGAGGCTGTACAGGATACGGCATGCCAATATCGTCGGCAGCGGAATTTTATCATTGTGTGGCTGATGAGAATAGCTACGGGTTGGGGATGTTGGTTGAGGGTAAATTTTATAATTGCAAAGGCGGTCGTGGCTGTTTTGGTGGTTATACAGTTGCCTTTGATAGTGCATATCCTCCGGTATTTGCGGGAGAGGCATATAACTGTATCGCCGGTCCTAATAGTTTCGGATCGGGTGTACGTAGCACATCAACACAGCCAAAGTTTACCGGCAAATTGATCGGATGTGTAATGGAAGGCGAAGGCGGGTATGGCGAAACGATGCAATGTGAAGGTGGACATATCGAAAATTGCCGACTGAAGATGGGAGCCAGTAATCAAGATTGTATTTTGATCACCGACGGTAATACGGTAATCCTTAACAGCACATTGATATCTACCGGTACAGGTAATTCCATCGATGCCGCTTCAGCCTTGAACGTAGTAGCGGCCCACTGCCGCATGAATACGGCTCTGGGGGGCAACGTGACAAATCTGGTATCAACCCCTTATAATGTGGTTGATGCCAATGTGGCATGAATAGGTGAATAAATGATCGAACTATACTTAACTCAAAACGGATATCCAAAAACAGGTTTGTCGCCTGAATTTATGTGCATGGCTACAGCCCATACCGGAGTAGATAAAAGCGGCGATGCCCCTTCTATAACGGAGGTTAGTTCGACCAATGCGCCCGGTTTGTACATATTTGATATCGACTTCGGCATAGCTCCGTGGGATGTAAAAACGGAGCCTTTGTATATGATTGTTGATATCGATCCTGATGATGATCTAGGGCTGGATTACGGCGAGAGATTGATACCTTTAATATTGTCACAAGAAGGTCTGACGCTCGCGAGATTAGGCGCCGTGCGAAAGTTTTATTCGGACGGGAAAGAACAGGTAATGAAGCCGGATGGAGTGTCCGTTGCGGTGGAATATACCGATGAAACTGCGAACGGTATCACAACTACAACTCCGGGGGCGCCCAGCTAGATATGGATCCGGTCCTAAAAAATACTAAATCATTCGGGCAGGCACCCCCCTTAAATCGCGTGGCAGGAACCAAACATTTCGGTGGATATATATCCGCGACCGATGGTTGTTATGTGGTCTTTGGCGGCCAAGATGGCGATATCGATTATACAACCGTGCTGGCTGCTGCCGGCCTGGACGACACAGAGATAGAGGTTGCCAATCAAGATCTGCCTGCAGGGACGATCTGGAATTATGTTTTAAAGGAGGTGTCGGGTTGCGGATTGTTGTCCGATGACTCGCAGTTGGTCTGCGAGGTTGTTATCGGGTCCGATGGGGAGGTATTGCCGTTGGCGCCTAACCCGCCGCTGCAACTGCGAGGCAAAGCCGTAGCCGGCGGTAACGTAGAGCTGCGCTGGCGCTACTCGGCGATCAATCAGGCGGTCAAGCCGGATGGATTTAATATTTATTATGACGGGGGGCAGGGGCCAAAGGCGTTGGGTGATGATGGGGCAGCCCATCCGCTGGCAGCGTTAATTTTGCATTTTGATGGTAATCCTGGAGAAACTCCAGAGTTCGGCTCGTACGATTACGGTTACGATGTCAGTTTGCAGCAAGTCGGAATAGCTCCCACAAATGAGACAGGCGATATAACACTTGACGATACATATGTGAAATTTGGCTCTACGTCCGCAAAATTAGCCGGCTTCTGGCGCGGGGTCACGGTGGAGCCTAATGCTAATTTGTCGTTCGGAAATGACGAATTTTTGGTTATGTTTAGGGTATATATAACAGCGGCGTTGCTGAACGAATCGGCTTTTGATTTAATTTTCATGAGCCATTCAGCATCGGCGGATAACTTTGTCAAATTATACTGGCATCGCGAGATTTCTGGAGAGGGCATCAAGTTTGAGGTTAAGGTTGGCGGTGTTATGCAGGTCAATATTGGTTGGGACGGGGCGCTGTCGGACGGCTGGAATCTTGTCTGTGTTGCCAGGGACTCCGCTGGTGATATAAGAATGTTTGTTAATGGCGATGTGAAGGTTAGTGATAATTATGGATCTTACCCTGATTTGTCATCTACAACATTATATATATTAGGCGTCGACCTTGATATGAACGTCTGGTACGATGAATATGTGATCCTTAGCGGTGATGGGGCATGTCTGTATAGTTCTAATTTTACTCCGCCAACGCTACCTTTTGGATCGTTATTGGGACAGGTAAATTATCGCGGCCAGGGTGACTATCCTCCGTATATTACCGAGGCGTTAGAGCATGGCCAGGAATATCATTTTCGTGTCTGCAGTTATACGATCGATGGCGGAGAATCGCAAAACGATGATTACGTCAGGGTGATAGCCGATGCGATCGGCCCGGCTGCTATTGAATCTCCAAAAATAAGCTGGGAGGAAATATAATGATCTCCACAGCTAACAGACGAATAGACATGTTCGATCAGGCAGGCCGGCGGGAAATTGTCAAGCCGCCACAAATGATCCAAAAAGCCCGGGCTGTACGATATCCGTCGGGCGGCGGCGGGGCGACTTATATCGCCCAGATAGATTCTAACGCTAATGCGGGCGGATTTTATAATGGGCATCTGCAGACTTTTGACGCCACGGACTGGAAAACAACTACTAACCCGCTGGCGGATACCGGTGATTCGATAGAGATATTCAACCTGATCGAGGCCGGCAACACCAACACGAATTTTCTGGTGGCGGACGATCTGGTTTCGGTCTGGCAGATAACCGACGACGAGGACAATAGCCGCTGGGTATGTAATGAAATGTATGTGAGAAAGGCCAAAACCCAGGCGGCGGCGGCCGGGGCGAGCAGTATATCAGTAAAACTATTTGATCGCAGCGGTAGTGAGTCGGGTAGTGCGTTTAACGTATTTTACAAGCCGAAATCAAGCGCTCCGAATCTCAATACGGTTAGGAGACGTTTGGCGTCTGGTGATTATATATGGGTAACCAAAGGACCGGGCGGTGTATGGGAGATCGTTGATTTCTATCACGTGCCTGATACTGTTTCGATCGTCAATGATGTATCGGCCACAGGAACTATACTGCGAGAATATAGTCGTATCGATGTTGAAGTGTTGGACGATGGTTCTGATGACGGTTACGACAATATTGATTTGGGGACGGTTTGCTAATGAGTATTCGGTGGTGGAACAATCGCATACTTTGGGATTCAGGCAATATAGCGTGGCATGATGATTGTTGTTGCTGTGTTACTTGCGAAGATATATTGGGTGAATTAGAGGTAATATACGCTGTTTTTTGGGGGTTAGAGGATTGCGACGAAGAAGGAACTTGTGTAGAAGAGATAAATGGTGTATTTGCTTTGGTGTGGGAAGAACATTATGCAAACCAATGGTCGTATGGAATGGTGGGCGATCCGCCATTTGTAATAGCCGACTGTACTAGTTTAGGAGCCCATTCCACGGGGACCGCTAATTGTTTTTTAAGTGGGATACCAACATGTTTCGGTAATGATATTGCAAATGATTACGTTTCTTGTTCTGGTTTGGCTGGTGCAATTGACGGATATGCGTGGTTGGGGTGGTATGATCCAACATAGAAAGGAATAATTGTGACTTGTCCATTTGCAGATAAAAAGTGTAAGTTGTTAGAAATATTTAATATAAATGTTCCAGTGCATGACGCTATATGCAAAGACATGTGCGACTTTACTCCGGAAAAAATATTACGATATCATGGTATTAAACTCCCTGATTGTCCCGATGATACCGATTATTTAGAGCATGCAAAAACATGCGTACTGAATGATCTGGTTGAATTAGTCACAATCAAAGAAAAGCTGCTGCAACAAGAAGAGGAAAAAAAGCTTTGGGCACAGTTACCACAGGAATTTAAAATTGAACGTAATCTTAAAAAATATTTTATAGCTATAGCAAAACACTTTCTCAAATTTGGCAGACTTCGGGTAACAGAATCTTGGTATAACGAGCGGGTAGCTATATGTTTTAATTGCCCTAGCAAGAATGTTGTGATAGATGATGACGGAATAATGTATTGTTACGCCGTTCGGAAAAAACCAGTTATTATAAATAACACGGGTATAGACGGTCAGGCTGGGATAGCTGAATATGTCGTAACGGCATGCTCGAAAAATCACTGGCAGGACTTGGATCGTAATCACTTCCAGGCGCAAGAAAATGAGTTGTAGAGGTTGTAAAAAACTAGGACATATCGCCAAGGGATACGGCGTGTGGGCAGTTGAGACTATCGTTGCTGAGGCACCTAAGCAGGAAGCCCAAAAACGCAAAAGCACATGTCAGCACTGTGAGGCTCGAACGTATATAAGCGCAGTTGAGGCGATGAGTTTAATTGTTACTGGGCAAGATTTTCCGATTAAACATGAAAATCCCAGGAATTATAATTTGTGGTGTAGTGTTTGCAAATGCAATATTGAGCCAAAGATCCGCGTGCAACAATCAGAGTGCCTTCTGGATAAATGGGATTCCTAATTTATTGTTGATCATCTAGCCGGCTGAGCAGGATCCGGATATTATCGAGGTTATCGGTGGCGGCCTGCTGACTGGTTAGCAGTTTTGAGAGCTGGTCGCACAGGTGATTTACCCGGAATATCCAACGGAGCAGCAGGCAGATGATGCCTAGGGGGACAAAAGAAACGAACGCGATCAGTAATATGGTAGCGATTAGTTCTCCGCTTTGCATAATTGCTTCTCCGACAATTTGGGTTACTTTAGTGAGGCTGGAGGTCCGATTGCTCCAGCAAGGCATAAATGCTTAAGGTTTGGATGGTATTTAACAGGCATTTAAAGATGTTTTTTTATATGATAAAAATAATAATATTTATTTCAATATTATATTTTTTGGATCACTTTTTTTCTCATTTCCATCTTTTCCCTACTGCCTTACTCGTTCAGCCAAAATGGGCACACCACATTTCCCGCCATCTTCTGTCACCAGTCGCCATTTAGGTTGTCGCACTACAATTTTAAAAAATCCCCCAACCAAAATAAAGACTTACATCATTTTTCAATGCGAACTATAAAGACTTACGACCATTTTTATAATCTAATTTTTCTCAGCCCAAACAGATATAAGATACCAGTAAATC